AGGTTCGAGGTGAGATACCTAGCCCGGACATGATAATCAAACTTGCTGTGGAACTCGGCGGAAAGGCTGACGAACTGATAGTTATGGCCAAGGGTGAAAAGGGTGATCAACTCAAGCATAACGTGGAACGGAAGTACGAGGATGCCCTTGCCCTCTACAGGAAGACAAGCAAGGCGAAGGGTAAGTAACTAATGTATCAGCTACCAGCGCCAATGCCGATGTCCGAAAACCGAGTCCGGGAGCTTGCCCACACGTTCTTCAAGACGGTTGTTAACAAGTTTGGGGCGGACTATTTGATTGCCAACGGAATACGGTTTGACGAAATCTATGATGCCATTATCTACCCGCAGTATGAGATAGCCATGGATATTGCCTGCGACTTGGGTTTGGACGATGACGGCATCCAGATTCTTGGCCAGTTTCTGCCAAAGGAGAATGTGGCTCGGATAAGCCGGGTCCTTGTTGAAGGCAATGACCCGCGCAAGGTCTTCACATGCTGGCATGAGGTAGTTGGTCATGGAGTCTTGCAGGGCCGTTATCTGCGTAAGAACCTTCGCAAGCACCCGAAGTTGTTTACCACACAGGAGAGTATTAGGCTCTGGGAGAACACATTTGAACGCCAAGCCAACCTCTTTGCCAGCAACGTAGCCGCTCCACAGAGCTATATCCGCGTTATCGGGACCCGTGTGTTCGGAACCGACCGAAGAATCCGTTTCATCGGACCAGGGCACTACTTTATCGGCAACAGGCGGGTATATGCGACGACTCCCCAGAACCTAGCATGGCTTACTGCAAAGGTGATTCAACCCTATTTTGGGGGGCTTTCCGCAGAGGCGTTGTCTTATCAGGTATCGCCTGTCTTCATCGATCCGAACGGATTTGACTGGGGTAAACCGTTTGACATTGGAAGCGATGTCAGAACTATCGGCCAACTGGTGGAGGCCACACTATCAGCCTATCGCTGAAGGCTAATTTTTTTACACGGATGATATACTAAAAATACTACATATAGTACATATAATGTGGCCATGGAAGGGCACATATGACAATCCTAATGAACTATTACATGACATGGGTCTCCGATACAGAGGGAATGGCCGTACTGTTGCATAAGGTCCATGCCCCAACAGAAGGCAAGAGGGCACGCGATGAGTGATACGATCACTACCCAGGCCGAGTGTGATGACAGGCTATTGATACCCATTACCGAAGTTGCCCGGCGAATGAGCATATCTGTGAGCCTTTTCTACCAGGAGCGGCAAGAGGCCGCGCTCCGTCAACTTGAACGGCTAGGGGTGAAAGTTGAGTACAGGGAGGGGATGGAACAGCACAGGGGGGGCAAATGAGCAAACGATTTTATAAATTCCCACATGATATAGCTATCCGAAAAGATCTGAACGCTTCAGATAAAATCATCTTTGCCGTAATTTCAGATTGCCAGGGCGACAACGATAAGTGCTGGCCTGGCATAAGGACCCTTGCACAAAGAACGGGTATGACATCCGTTACTGTCATCGATTGTATCAAGCGGTTGGAATCAGCGCACCTCCTGAATGTTGAGCGCAGAGGCAATGGCAAAAGCAGCCATTATGCTATATCTGAAGGCGATAAAGAAATTATACCGGCAAAGAAATTAAACCGGTCAAGAACATTACACGCCACCGTTAAAGAATCTTGTACGGAAGCGTTCAAGAAACTTGAACCGAACCAGACAGACTCATATAAGACTCATAGTGTAAATTCTTCTTTTGCCTTTGTGCTCAGGGGTAATGGTTTCTGGCACTTACCACAGGCAAAGCTTGACGAATACAAAGCCACCTATCCTGCCCTCGATGTAGAAAACGAGATTCGTAAGGCGGCACAATGGCTCAATGATAATTCCGACCGGCGTAAGACGGCAAAGGGTATGCCTCGCTTTCTAGGCGGCTGGTTATCACGAGCCAAACCGCCGCAGGCGCAGCCACAGCATAATGACAAGCCTCGCCCATTTACACCGGCTGAGGAGGGTGCATTTCTCGATCAGAATACCTATGAGCCAACGGAAAACGAAGCAGATGCACTCTTGAAAAAGGTGGGGTTAGCTTGAATATCATTGAAATCAGAAAAAAAGACAGGCAGCCGCTCATTGATGAACTCGTCAAAGCTGGAGCCAAATTTCACAATAATAGCTGCAACTGTCCGTTCCACGATGATCGCACGCCAAGTGCCGGCATTTACCAGGATGATGGTGGTAACTGGCGGTTTAAGTGCCAAGCCTGTGGTGTTTCCGGTGATGTCTGGGATATTCAGGCCCGCAACGAAGGCAAAGAAGTATCCGAACTATTGAAGGCAGTTAGCAGCGAAACGAGGAAACCGCATACTACGCCAAGCAGCCCAGGCAGAGTTTTTGCCGCAGTTGACGATTTGAAAGCTGCTTGTCCGGGAACGGTCGAGGCGGTTTATACATATACCAACCCGCAAACACAACAGCCGGACATGATCGTTGTGCGCAGTCAAACTGCCGAGGGCAAAACCTTTAGGCAGGCGCGGCCGTGCAGCGGCGGTTTTGAGATGAAAGCACCGGAAAAACCGTGGCCACTCTACAATCGCGGGCGAATCTTAAATGCTGATACGGTTGTTATCGTCGAGGGCGAAAAATGTGTTCATGCTCTTCACAGCGGCGGCATAACTGCCACTACAAGTCCAGCCGGGGCAGGTAAGGCCGAATACGCAGACTGGAATATACTGGCTGGCAAAAATGTAATCATCTGGCCTGATAATGACGCGACAGGACGAAAGCACATGATGCAGGTTGAGGCAATCCTGCAAAAACTTGAACCTGCCGTTAGAATTTCAGCCATAGAACCGGCAGACCTCGATCTTGAGGAAAGCGAAGACGCTGCGGATTATATCGAGCAGCTCAAAACGGTTGGCATAGATGTCAATAATGAACTTTATAGGGTTATCCAGCAGGCAAAGCCGAAAGGAATAGCTGCACGAGTATCCGAGCGGATAGAGGAAATTATCGAAGGCAAACTTGAATCCGTGCCTTTGCCCTGGACAAGTCTTTCTCATCTTACAAATGCGATAATTCCCGGAACGGTCACGCTGATTTGCGGAAGTCCTGGTGCATCAAAAAGCTTTATGTTGATTCAGGCTATTTGCTACTGGCTTGATAACGGCGTCAAATCCTGCATTTATGAACTTGAGGAGGATAGAGAATTTCACTTGATGAGGGCTTTGGCTCAGCGGTCCGGCAATGCTGATGTCACCCGTATGGACTGGGTCAAGGCAAACCCGCAGCAGGCACGGCAGACACTCACAGAACACAAACAGTTTATTGACACCATAGGCCGTAATATGTGGGCCTGCCCTGACAACCAGCTTACTCTTGATCAGTTAGCAAAATGGTCAGAAGACAGAGCCGCTGCAGGATATAGGATAATCTGTATAGACCCTGTTACCGCCGCAGTGCAGACCGCCAAACCCTGGATTGAAGACAGTGCATTCCTACAGCGGATTAAACGCGTTGCTACTGATAATAGATGCTCGTTTGTATTGGTAACTCATCCCGCCAAGACATTAAACAAGCCTGACTTATCAGCAATGGCCGGATCAGCGGCGTACAGTCGATTTGCACAGGCAATTCTCTGGCTGCACAGCCATAAAGATAAAGAGAGCAAGATAAAAACCGCCTGCGGCACTGCAGAAGATAGCCATAACAGAACAGTCCACATACTCAAGGCCAGAAACGGCAAGGGCCATGGGATGTCAATAGCGTGTGAATTTAATTCCGAACAACTCACCCTTAAAGAACTCGGTTTGATAATCAAGAAAGAAAACTAATGTCGATTTCGATGGATGAACAACTCATAACATTGACCGAAGCGACCAAGATGTTGCCGCGAGTGAATGGCAAACGGATGAATGTTTCAACCCTGTGGCGGTGGTGCAAGAAAGGACTTCGCGGCATTAACCTTGAATATGTCCGCGTCGGGCAAAAGATCGCAACCAGCTCTGAGGCATTGAACAGATTTTTTGTATCGCTTGCTGATGCTGATAAGGTCAAACAGTTCTCCAGTGATGTTCACTTGCCACGCAAGCACCGACGTCCTTCCGACCTGGCTCGCCAGAAGTCAATTGAAGAGGCAGATGAAATATTGGTAAGAGCGGGCATTAAAGAACCCACAAAGGAAAGCGTCGCATGTGCAAGATAACCAAAACTACATTGCGCAGTGATCGCACACGTTCGCACACGTTCAAACGAAATATCAATGCGGGTGTTTGGGCGAATCAAGTGACATCTCGCAACGTGAGCCAACGTGGAGCGACATGGCAACCCGAGCGGGTCCTCCCGACGCCAAATCAGGCGGAGCCCCCATCGGGAACAATCGCCCCCAATAAGACATTCGGTCGGAAGTGAACATTTTTTAGATGGACCGAAAAATGGCGTTTTTAGAAAGAAAAACGGCATTGTCGGGTCCTGTGAGGTCTTGTGAGGCATTATTGGGGCCTGTGAGGGCCTGTTGGGCATTGTCGGGGCCTGTGAGGGCATTGTTCGGATGTGAAAACGTTTTGACGTAGGAGCTTTTGCGATATGAAAATTGAATTACGAGCCATTACCGGAATCCGCCCTTATGAAAACAACCCCCGCATTAACGACAAGGCGGTCGATGCTGTGGCGGCCAGTTTGCGGGAGTTCGGGTTCCGCCAGCCGATTGTGGTCGATAAGGATGGCATCATTATCGTCGGCCATACCCGCTACAAGGCCGCCCAGAAACTTGGCCTCGATAAAGTGCCCGTCCATATGGCTAAAGACCTGACCGAGGCGCAGATAAAAGCATACCGTATCGCCGACAACCAGACGGCCACCATAGCGGACTGGAACTATGACCTGCTGCCTATCGAACTCAAAGACCTCCAGGGCATGGAGTTTGACCTCGATTTACTGGGCTTTAGCGAAGGAGAACTCAGGCGGATTCTCGAGCAGGCGGTTGCCGAAGGTCTGACCGACCCGGATGAAGTGCCCGATCCTCCCGCCGAGGCTATCACCAAGCCCGGCGACCTTTGGCTCCTGGGCAACCACCGGCTCTTGTGCGGCGACAGTACGCACAGGGAAGATGTATGCTGCCTGATGGATGGGGCCACATCGGACATGATCTTTACCGACCCGCCTTATAACGTCGATTACGGCGCGTCGAAGAACCCACGCCATAAAATCAGGTCAATCGAAAACGATTCCATGTCGTCGGAGGATTGGAGCATCTTTTGCCACAAGATGTATGAGATATTCCAGGAATTTAACACCGGCGATATTTACATGTGGGGTGCCTCCGGCCCCGAAGGGATGAGGATGCGGTTGTGGCTGACCGAGATGGGGTGCCACTGGTCGGCAACGATTATCTGGAAGAAGCAGCAGCTAGTTCTAAGCCCGGCAAAGTATCAGCGAATGTACGAGCCTTGCTTTTACGGCTGGTTTGGCAAGAGCACATTTGGCGAGGACCGAACCCAGACAGAGGTCTGGGAGATAAACCGGCCGCTGAACTCAAAGCTCCACCCGACCATGAAACCCGTTGAGTTGTGCATAAAGGGCATAACGAACAGTTCATCGCCAGGGGCAATCATTTTTGATGGCTTCCTCGGCTCCGGCAGCACGCTCATCGCCTGTGAGCAGGTCGGACGCAGGTGCTATGGCATGGAAATTGACCCGGTGTACTGCGATGTTATCACTGAAAGGTGGTCAAAGTTCACTGGCAAAAAGGCGGTTCTGTCCAACGAGAAAACCCCGGCACCGGCCGGGGTTGATGTGGAGAAGAGATGATGGTCGCTCTACTTGGCCAGTTCGAACTTGCCCCGCTCGGTCTTGCGGAACCGGGAGGCGGCTCCCTTTACCTTGATCTCGCGGATGATGGCGCTGTAGATCGTGGCGGCAGGGGTCTTGCCCCCCGTCTTCCAGTATCCCTTTTCGAGCATCTGCTTGACCATCTCCAAGCACCCGAGCGGGCCGTTGCCGGCCTCCTCGAGGACCCGTACCGCCCCATTCAAGCCGCCAGGCTTGGCTGTGGCGCGTTCCTTCTTGGCGGTTGCGGCCGTCTCCTGGTCCTTTGCCGCCTTGCCGCGTTTGGCGTGGTACACTCCGCAGAGCCGGTCGGCGGACTTGATGATGACCTCTTTGTTGGTCTTGACGTTGATGCCAACCCAGTGCCCGTCCTGGTTCTGGCGCATGATGCGAATACCCACGGTATTCCTGCCGATTTTCACGGCGTAGATGCCGCTGATCTTGATGTCTGCTTTCTTCATGGTTCTGGTCCTTTCAAAAAAATAGTTATTGGTTTAATCTGCAAAAAGAGTGATGTAATTGAAAACTTCATTAATCTCGCTGTTGGTGCCGATGTATCCGTCGAGCTGGCCCTGGACGCCCTGGGCCATCGAGAATTGATCATCCCGATCGTTTACATCTGCGTGGTGGATTGCAACCCGCTCGCCAGCGGGGTTGCGGATTTCACAAAAGATACATTCAACTTCATTTTCCGATTCGCGGCTGATGGCTGCTGTTCCGGTTCGTCCTTTGATCTCGACTCGTGTTACCTTCATGGTTTGCCTTTCTTATCTGACTTCCTGACAATCGCTTATTTTGACAATTCTTTGTTTTGGCTGGTTTGGTTTTCGGTTGGTGACGTCTATGTCGAACCGTCCGTCCATGTAGACTCCGACAACCTTGCCGCGTGTGCCTTTGAGCTTTCCTTTTGTGATTATGATCTTCATCTTTTTCCTTTCGGCTTGCTGGTTGTTTCTATCTGGTTATTTCGCGGGAACCGTTACGATGCGCCCTTCGTGGTCGCAGATATATGCGAACTCTGCTCCGCCGGCGTTCAGGGCATCGATGTAGTCCTGATGCACAACGTAGGCCCGGCCTTCCATCGTGATCGCCTTTGCACCAGGCTGCTTGCTGGCTGCTTCGATCGCCTCTCGCTTGCTGTAGTATGCGTCTATTTTGGGATATTTCGATGTCGTGGTTTTGTTTTCTGCGTTTTTCATGGCTGGTATCCTTTGAAAAAAGTTTACTATCGAGCGTTTTGTGTGGCGTCTTCTATCTCGCAGGTTGATCTGCCGGAAAACTCGCTAAGTGTTTCGATGAGATCCCTGCGGAGGCGTTGCAATTCTTTAACCTCGAGCCAGTCTGTTTTTTCGGTCCGCTCGCCCAGCTCGCTTTCGAGGAGCCTCATCAGGTTGGCGATGTCGGTGCGGGCGTTCTTGGTGCTCGTTTCTTTGTATCCTTTTGGTAGTCTCATCTTTTTGCCTTTCGATATGCTGGTTGTGTCTGTTTGGTTAGCGGGCGTCTTCCATCGCCTCTTTGATTTGTTCCGGCTCGCTGTTGCTGAAAAATGCCAGGGTATCAATCAGGTCGCTCCGTACCTTGCTGAGATTTGCAACCTGGCCCCAGGTCCTGTCGGTCTCTTTCGTCAATTCGCATTCCATCCATCCGAGCAGGTTGGCTATGTCCGCCCTTGCCTGGTCGTAGGCTGCATGGCGTTTGGCGGTCTGGGTGGTCGTGTCGCTTTTTTGTGTTTCGTTTTTCATCTTTTTTCCCTTTCAAGGTTTAAGGCTTTTATGTCTTTTTCTATACATACTATACCATTGAAAAACATCTATGCAACTCGCTAAGTCCATTATTTTCAAGTATTTATGACAATTTTTATGTGGCCCCAAATATGCCCAATAACCCCGAAAAACAGCCGCTAAATCCCGCTTCTCTTACTCCGGAAATGGCTGCAAAGTTGCTTGGATTACCCCTGGAAATCCTCCGCAAACATATAGGGGAAGGTGCCCCGACTGCGGCGGATGGGTCCATTAATCTTATCCATTACGGGGCGTGGTTAAATACCAGGATTACGCATGGCGATTGATGTAAACAACCTCTCGCAATCGGAGTTTTTGCAGCTCATCAACCACACCCCGCTTGGCGTGGTGCTGGACCGGCCCAAACTGCGGAGGCAGATGGACGTTGCCGCATACCGCATCGGCGATGGTAAACACATCAATATGGTGAGGTATGTTTCATGGCTGGCCCGTGAGCTTGAAAAACCCCGCTCGCCCAAACTTTCGGTCGAGGAGTCCCGCGTCAAAGACCTCATCGCAAAGAACGCTGCGCGCAAGGAGGCCCAGGACATCGGTGCGATGCCGGAGGTTGAGAATCCCCAGCGAAGAGAGCGGGCCTGCCAGGACTTCCGGTTCTTCTGCGAGACGTATTTCCCCGATGTCTTCTACCTGCCGTGGTCGGACGACCATTTGCGGGTGATCTCCAAGATAGAGCAGTCGGTCCTGCATGGCGGCCTCTTTGCATTTGCCATGCCTCGCGGCAGCGGTAAATCGGCACTGACCCGCTCGGCTGCGATATGGGCAGTTCTCATTGGCAGCCGGAAATACGTCTGCCTCATCGGAAGTGCAACCCGCCAGTCGGCAAATCTGTTCCAGAGCGTTCAGGCGGCGCTGCTGGGTAACGATTTATTGCTGGTTGATTTCCCGGAGGTGGTCTATCCGATCCAGTGCCTTGAAAACTCCGCTCACAAACAGCGTGGTCAGCGGTATCAGGGTAGCCTTACCTATCCGACCTGGGGAATACACAAGATCGTGATTCCTTCTATTCCGGGCAGCATCGCCTCTGGTTCCGTGATCACGGTCGATAGTCTCGACAGCAATATCCGAGGCCAGTCGCATACGACAATCGATGGCAGGATCATTCGGCCTGATCTGGTGCTCGTCGACGACCCGCAGACGCGGGAATCGGCACGTTCGGCGGAGCAGACTGCCCAGAGACTAAGTACCTTGAGCGGTGATGTGCTCGGCATGGCAGGCCCCGGTAAGAAAATCTCCGGCCTTTTGACATGTACCAAGATCTATGATGGCGACCTGGCCGACCAGATTCTCGATAAGGATAAGAACCCGGAGTGGCAGGGGGAGTGCACCCGCATGGTATATGCCTTCCCCTCCAATACCAAACTGTGGGATGAATATTCACAGATCCGTGCGGACAGCCTCCGCTCTGGCAATGGTGGCAAAGAGGCGACCGAGTTCTATGAGAAGAACCGCCCTGATATGGATGCCGGTTCAATAGCTGCGTGGAGTGCTCGCCATAACGAAGATGAGATCTCCGCCATCCAGCATGCCATGAATCTGATGTACCGGGATGAGGCGGCCTTCTTTGCGGAATATCAGAACGATCCAATCTCGCAGCAGTCCGATGAGGATGTACTTACGCCCCAGGAGGTTGCCGAAAAGACCAGCGGCCGCGGTCGCGGCGAGCCTCCGCTTCGATCACAGTACCTGACCGCGTTTATTGACGTACATGACAAGCTGCTCTTCTATGTGATCTGCGGCTGGGAGGAGGACTTTACGGGCTATGTCGTCGATTATGGCACATATCCCGACCAGAAACGCCTGCAGTTTACGCTTCGAAAGGCACAGAGGACCCTTCAAAGTGCCGCGCCTGGCACCGAGAAAGAGGGCGCAATCCAGGCGGGACTTGAAGCTTTATGCCGGGATTTGCTTGGCAGGGAGTTCAAACGCTCCGGCGGGGCGGCGATGCACATAGATCGTCTGTTCATCGACTGCGGATATATGCCTGGGATCGTCGAAAATGTGCGGCACAAGCTGGGCGCCTCCGCCATCACAGCCTCGAAGGGCGTCGGCATCAGGGCATCGAACAAGCCCATGAGCACCTACCGGCGCAAAGCCGGCGAGCGGTATGGCCAGAACTGGTATATGCCCAATGTAAACAGGACAAACGAGTTTCCGCACGTGGCGATTGACACAAATTACTGGAAGTCGTTTGCCCATGAGCGGTTCCAGACAGCAGGCGGTGATCGCGGCAGTATCACGCTGTTCGGCAAAAGCCCCAGCCAGCACAGATTGTTTGCCGAGCATGTTGCCGGCTCTGAGTTCTGCGTGAAAACCGAGGGCCACGGCCGCACCGTCTACCAATGGTCGCCCAAACCGACCGGTCCCGACAACCACTGGTTCGACTGTCTGGTCGGCTGCTGCGTTGCCGCCTCGATGTGCGGATGCAACATCACAGGCCAGGTGGTTGCACGCCGGCCGCGCAAGAAATACACCCAGGCCGATTTTGCAAGGAGGACAGGATGAGCGACAGCGAGCGTCAGAAATACCCGCCGGATGCCCCGGCAAATGGTCCTAGCTGCTGGAAATGCGGCTGCTGCGACTTTCGCGTCCGCAACACGATCCCCTTACCCGATGGAAGAATAAAACGCTACCGCCTCTGCCGCAATTGCGGCAAAGTTATCACTACCTATGAGGGTGCCCCGAAGCCCTGACTTATCTTGCCCTTCGTGTTTTTTGTGACATCTGTGATGAAATCTTCCAGGAATCTTTGGCAAAAGTGCTACCGGTAGCACTGTTTTGCCGAAAACGCCAATAGCCCATTGACTGCTTGTAATAGTTCTGTAGGCTATAACTAGACAGATTGATTTTGTTTTGACAAGGATGTATATGGCAACTGACAACTCGCAGGCTATCGCTAACAACTCGCTTGCCCCCAAGACGGCTACCGTAGACGGTCAGACCGTCACGCAGCACGACATCACACAGCAGATCGAGGCGGATAAGTACGCTCGCAAGTGCTCTGTTGTCAGCAATCCCTTTGCCGCGCTTCGCCGGGCCAAAATTATTCCTCCGGGAGCGGTATGAGATTCTGGCCTTTTGGTTTGTTTAGTTCCAGTGCGGCTCCTGCCCGCCCGGGCGGCGTCGAGCGCACAATCCGCGCCAGATACGATGCTGCCCAGACTACCCCCGATAATCGCAACCACTGGGCCAATGCCGACCTGCTCAGTGCGGAGATAGCCGCTCTTCCCGCCACGCGCCAGATATTGCGGAGTCGCTGCCGTTATGAGGTCGAGAACAACTCCATCGCCCGTGGCATCATCGAGACGTTGGCCAACGATTGTGTCGGCACCGGCGTGCGTCTGCAACTCTCCGGCGCGACGGGCACAACCGCCTCGGGTCGCATAAAGAGCAGCAACGCCTTCGACCTGGAAAAAGAATTCAACGCCTGGGCCGACGAGATCCACCTTGCCGCAAAACTGCGGCTGATGCGAAAAAGCAAGGTTCAGGATGGCGAGGCGTTCGCCCTCTTCGTCACCAACCCAAAACTCACCAGCCGCATTAAACTTAACATGAAGCTCATCGAGGCCGACCAGGTTGACGCCGGACTGTTCCTTAACGTAAAACTCGGCGCAGGGGTCTGGAGCGGCATCGAATTTGACGAATATGGCAACCCCGCCATGTATTACATTCTTAAGCAGCACCCTGGCTCTCTGGGTATGCTGGGCTTTGATAAGGTCATGTACGACAAAGTTCCCGCCCGATTTGTCATTCACTGGTTCCGCAAGGACCGCCCCGGCCAGATACGAGGCATTCCCGAGATAGTTTCGGCACTGCCTCTTTTTGCACAACTGCGAAGATATACCCTGGCGGTGCTCGATTCGGCGGAGAGCGCGGCGAATATGTCTGCTTTCCTGACGACCGACAATCCGCCGGATGGGGCTGCCGATGTCGCTCCTATGGTCGAATTCGACCTGCCTCGCAACACCATGACCAGCGTCCCGGAAGGGTGGAAGCCCTACCAGGTCAAACCCGAGCAGCCGACGACCACCTATGTCATGTTCAAGCATGAGATCGTCAACGAGATAGCACGCTGCGTCAACATGCCGTACAACATCGCCGCCTGCAACAGCAGTAGTTACAACTACGCCAGCGGTCGCATGGACCATCAGACCTATTACAAGAGCATCACCGTCGAGCGAAGCAGCATTGAGGAAGAGGTGCTCAATCCGATACTCCGGTCGTTCTGTCAGGAGGCATCGCTGGCTATGGAAGAGGAGATCGAATTCCCCCAGGTCCGCCAGTGGATGTTCGACGGGACCGAGCACGTTGACCCTGAAAAAGAAGCGACGGCACAATCGATGCAGTTGCAGAATCTTATGACCTCATACGGTCGCGAATACGCCAAGAAGGGCCTCGACTGGCAGGAAGAGTTCCAGCAGATCGCCTCTGAAAAAGCGGTGATGAAGCAACTGGGGCTGGAACCCGCCGACCTGGTCAAGAAAACCAAAACGGAGCCGCCGATAGATGAACAAAACCCGAACAAACAGGCGGCTTGAAGCCGCCGCCGCCGAACCTGAGATACTGGCCGGGCTGCATTTCGACGCCGTGCCGATCGAATGGACCATCGCCGCCGCGGATGGCGGCAAGCAGTCGCTTCCGACCTTCAAGGGTGTCGGCTATACCGGCGGGCTGATGATCCTGGCCGGCTGGTCATATCCATGCGTCGTGGATCTGGCCGGACTGTCAGTTCCAAAGCAGAATCTTCCCGTTCGTCTGCAGCATGATTCCTTACTGGGCGTAGGTCACACCACCGGCATCACGGTGGCGGATAACGAGCTTAGGTGTTCCGGCATCATTTCCCGCGTCACACCCTCTGCGCAAGACGTCACACAGAGCGGCAAGAACGGCTTTCCCTGGCAGATGAGCATCGGCGCCAGCGTGCAGCGTCGAGAGTTCATCGACGCCGGGGCGCAGGTCATAGTCAATGGTCAGACATTTTCCGGCCCGGTAACAGTGGTCAAAGCGGCCACGCTGGGCGAACTGAGTTTTGTAGATATAGGCGCCGACACACAAACCACCGTCTCGGTCGCCGCAACGTCATCAATACAGGAGACAATCATGGACAAGAAACAAGCAAAACCGGGCGAACCGGTCGCCGCGGCCGAAACCCCCGAACCCCAAGTACAGGCTGCCTCGGCCGTCGCCGAGCCCGAAAAACAGGTGCTCGCCGCCTCCGCCACCTCGGTCGCCGACAAACTTGCCATCGAGGCAGGCGCGGAACTCCGGAGGCAGTCCGCCATCATGGCGATCTCCGGCATCACCGTTGACATTCAGGCCAGGGCCATCACTGAAAAGTGGTCGCCTGAAAAGGCCGAGTTGGAGGTCCTGCGTGCCTCCCGCCCGAAGGCCCACAACACCATCCTCCGCGAAGGCGGCATCGATGGCGGGATCATCGAGGCGGCACTGGCTCAGACTTGCCGCCTGCCGGAGGTGGAAAAGCATTACCCGACCGCGACACTGGAGGCTGCTCATCGCGCCTTCCGCGGCAGCATCGGTATTGGCGAGGCGATACTCGCTGCTGCGCAGATCAACAGCGGATATACCGGCCGAGCACGCGACCTGGAGCCAATGCTCCGCGCCGCCTTCCCCGGCCATATACAAGGCGCCTTCTCGACAGTCGATATTGGCGGTATCCTCTCGAATATCGCCAACAAATTCCTGCTCGCTGGCTTCACCAGCGTCGAGCAGAGTTGGCGCAAGATCGCCGGCGTTCGCAACGCACGCGATTTCAAGACGATGACCAGCTACCGCCTCACCTCTACCGGCAGCTATCAGAAGGTAGGCGCCGGCGGCGAGATAAAGCACGGCACCCTCGGCAACGAGAGCTTCACCAATAAGGTTGACACCTACGCACTGATGCTGGCCCTGACACGTCAGGACCTCATCAACGACGACCTTGGTGCACTCTCCGCCGTTCCACAGCGTCTTGGCCGCAGCGGCGCCCTGACCGTCAACGAGGTCTTCTGGACCATTTTCCTGGCCAACACCGGCTTCTTCACCGCCGGCAACAAGAACCTGGCCACCTCAAGCGCGCTTTCCATCAGTAAACTCGGCGCCGCCGTCGCACTGTTCCGCCAGATGGTCGATCAGAACAACAAGCTCGTCGGCGCCACGCCGAAATACCTGGTCGTCCCCAGCGCCCTGGAGGCCCTGGCCAACCAGATATACAAGAGCACGGAGATGCGAGACACCACCGCCAGCAAGGAAATTGGCACCACCAACGTCCAGGCGGGCAAGTACGAACCGGTGGTCAGTGCCTATCTCGACAACGCCTCGATGACCGGGAATTCGGCCACGAGCTGGTATCTGCTGGCCGATCCTCTGGACCTGGCAGCGATAGAGATAGCCTTCCTCAACGGCCGTGACATCCCGACCATCGAGACCAGCAGCGCGGACTTCAACGCCCTTGGCGTCCAGTTCCGCGGCTATCACGACTTCGGCGCCGGCCTTCAGGACCCCAAGGCTGGAGTTCGCTGCAACTCATAGTGTTTATAACGACCCGGGAAGGGCGGCGGAATAACGGGCCGCCCTTTTTTCAGAGATTTTTCGGAGTATGAACAATGGCAACAGCAGTAATTAAATCGGATGGCGACCGGATCGACTATACGCCCCTTACCGATGTCGTCGCCGGCCAGATAATCCTTCTGAACGGCAAACTCTTCCTGGCCTCTGAAGCCATCGCCTCCGGCGTCAAAGGTGCTCTGGCCGCCGCGTATGTGGCGCTCTTCCCCAAGAGTGCATCCGAGGCCGTCGCGGTCGGCGACACCATTTACTGGGACGACGTGGCCGCTCAGATATGCACCGACGCCGATGACGGAGGCTCTCCTGCCGTCGCTCACACGAATCTCGGAAGGAGTCTCTTCGCCGCCGCCCAGACCGCAACCACCATACTTTTCCGTCAGGTCTAGCGCCCGGCGGATATAACCTGAAACTCAAACATAGAATCGAACGGAGAATTAAAACATGGCAACAGCAATAATTAAATCGGATGGCGACCGGATCGACTATACGCCCAGCGGCAACGTTTCCGCCGGCGACGTGGTCGTGCTTGCCGGCCGTCTTTGCATCGCCAGCGAGGATATAGCAGCCAATGTTCTGGGTTCACTGCTGGTTTTCGGAATCGTGACATTGCCGAAGGCTGCGCCCCTGGCGATCGCCGTCGGCGACACCATCTACTGGCACGCCGCCGGCCCCTATATCAACAAGACCAGCGGCAGCGCCGATGCCACGCTTACGGCCCTTTTCGCCGCGGCAAGCGGCGATACCACCATCGACGTAAGGCTGACGTAGATGACCGCCTCGATGCTGGACAGGGCCGCCGCCTGGCTGGATGCTCAGCGTAAGGCTCACCTCTCGCTGGACGCCACTTACACGCGCGGCTCAGTCAGCCTGTCGGCGTCTGTGACGATCGGCAAGACGGAGTCTCAGGTCGGCTCAGATGATGCCAGCAGCATCCTGTCGGAGTGCAGGGATATTATCCTGTCGGCTGCGGACTTAGGCGCACTGGTCGAGCCTGCCCCCGGCGACCGGATAACGATTGGGACGGTGATATATGAAGCTTTGGAATTGGGGCACATGGGATGCTGGAGGTACTGCGACGGCGGCAATGTGATGATGAGAATACATGTCAGGGCGGTCGACCTGGCACAATCTTGAGGATGCTATGACAAAAGATATTTTCGAGAAGGTGACAACTCCAGTATCTCTGGCGACAAAAATGCTCATCCTGATCGTGGGATTTTCCACCACGTACGCGCTCCTCAATTACCGTGTCGCGGCGGTGGAACAAAGGACCAGCGATCTGGAAACCAGCAAAGTCTCCAAAGAGATTTATCTGGCGGCTGCAACCCGCAACGACGCCGACCACGCTGAGATAAAGAGTCTGCTTCGAGACCTCAATGCGAAGATGGATAGACACCTTCAACATTCCTCTGAAAATACGCCATCCGAAGTGGCGCTGGATAAAAAGTGAGGCGATAGATGAAACGGATTTTTGCGACAGGCTTGATGCTGCTGGTTTTCTGCGGGGTTGCCGGAGCGGCGACATACTATGTGAACCCCTCCACCGGCAATGATGCTGTTGCCTCTGCTGCCGGATACGACGTTGCGTATGATACGGGGACGCTGACCTCTGTTACCAAAACGGGGGCGTTTGCCAGCTATACCTGGCACATTGGCGATGAGATATATATTACAGGCGGAACTGGTGCAAAGACGGGCTATTTCATCATTAGCAGCAGGAATAACGATGACAGCATAGAGATTGACAGCTATGCCGATGGCGAGGACTATGATTGTGACAACACCACATTGGCCTTTGGTAATGATGGGACGACTACTGCGACATCCGCCGGAACGCTTCATGGCCCGACAAAGACGATAACCGCCGCGTATGCTCTCGTCGCCTACAATGACGATACCTGTACCGTCTCGCTGGCTGACGGCAATTATGATATGGATAACGAGGCTGCGGTATCAAGCAGGGGAGCGACAGACTACCTGAACATAAACTATAGTGCGACAGTGACGATTCAGGGGGCAAGCGGGGTTGCAGCTAATGTGACGCTTACCGGAAAGTCGGCCATCGGGTATGTCGTTCAAAACCAGCTTCAGTCTGACAAGACCATGACCTTGAAAAACCTTACCATCGTCGGGAATAATAATGCTACGGGTCTTTTGATAAGTGAAGCGTCCGGCGGCCATACTTCAAACACCGTACTTAACAATGTGGTTATCACAAACTCGACGGCAGGTGGGGCATACTGTATCTGCCTTGAAGGTGGCGTCACCACAGCCGATACACTCACCTTAACCAACTGCACACTTTCCGAGACTGCGGCAACTGGTACGAATTGCGGAATTTACGTACATCCGACGGGAAGTCTGTCGTTCGGCGGGATAACCTTAACTAACAGCCCAATTTCGGTTACATCGGGATACGGCATCGAGACCTATGTCGGTTATGTCTGCCCACTGACGTTTACCAGCAGTACGGTAACGGCGAACAACATCGCCCTCTATATGCTGGGTTCCGGCAATATCTCCGCCACCTCCAGCACGTTCACCGGCTCAGCGGTCGGCGGCATTACGGTGAACGTGAACAACTCCGCCATCTCGACGGTGGGGACTTTGACCTTCACCGGCTGTACAGTCAATCAGACCGCCGCTACTGGTGCGAATTGCGGCATGTATTTCGATACCGTGGCGAATATATATCTGACGAACACTGCAGTGAACGTAACAACGGGATATGGCATACATATCAATGCCAGCGCGACGGCTTCCGGCTCCAGCGCCGGCAAAAATCCAACGACCGGCCTTCCGGAGAAACCCTTAGGAGACTGACATGAAGAATCTTCCAGACTATGATCTTTCCAATTCGCATGCTGCCTGTTGTTTTCGCATAAGGCAATGTGAGACTAAGGCGGTTTACGACTTTAATGCCTCAGCACTATCGCCAACGACATTATTCGCCAACAGTCTCAAGAACGCCGGGACCACCGGCAGCAAGGACTCTGTTACCAACGCCTTCGAGCGGGTCCTTCCCTCTCTGCCCGCCGGCGAATATCACCTGATAAACTATTACGCCGCCGCCTCTGCCGTCACAGTCGCCTCCGCGCCGGACAATGTTTTTACGATCCGCATCCTGGAGAATGGCCAGGTGTTGGTCGGCAGCGAAGAGATCGCGGCAAGTAAAACGAGGATGAATTAATAGATGCCCGCACTTATCGGACAAATCGCCGATGGCCTGGTGACGTTTCTAAACGCCTCCACGATACCAGCCGAGCTGGAAGCGGGCGGTGATCTGGCCGTCTATTCCGATCACGGCAGCTATGTGGTCTTTAGCGGCCCCATCTCCGATATTACAGGCGACGGAACGTGTTTTCTGGTCTTTGGCCAGCAGATAAAACAAGTGACCCGCGCCACTATGGATTTCGACACACAGAAGACATCTCTCTATGTGGCCTCGGCATTTTCTCCGGCCTTGGCCAATAATAGTGTTGTCTCCCTGAAAAGACGTGTCTTTGTCGATGTCGTCAAACTCTACGACCCCACCTGCAAACTCGCCGAGCTGGCCGTCGGCAGGATCGTGATAGTCCCCAAGGACAGGAAAGACGAATTCCTCACCCGCGGCGCCAGCCAGCGGGATATTCGCCTGGACGTGGCCGTCCAGCGAAAGCTCCCGGCGGATGCTTCCGCCTCCAATGATGCCGTCGTCATTGAGCAGATGATGGAGATATGCGACCAGATCATCACCATGTGCGAAGGTGTGATCCTTTCTTCAAGCCTGGCCGCCCAGGTCGCAACAGAATGCCCGGCGATATTCTCGCCGGCGGATCTGCAGGGCATGCGCGTGGCCACCGGGATAGTGACCTTTACATTCAGGAGCGTGGGATGATCAAACCCAAATACCTATTTTTCGACGCTCCGACGGTGATCCGGGCGGTCGATAAGGCCACGAGGCAGGTGCTCTCGAAATTCGGGGCCTACGTCCGCACGACTGCCATGCAGAGCATCAGAAGTCACAGCAAGGTCGCCAAGCGTGGTAAATTTGCCGGCCAGAGCGTCTCTCTTCCCGGCCAACCTCCATTCAATCAGACTGGCATATTGCGAGATTCTATTTTCTTCTCATACGATTTATATCACCAAAGCGTGGTGATTGGTCCCGTGCCATTCCGAGGCATTCACACTGGCGCCGAAGCACTGGAATATGGCGGATATAGTACGATCAAGGATTATCACAGCCACGAAAGAACCGTTTACATAAAAGCCCGGCCGTTCATGTCGCCGGCCCTTCAAAAGGAATTGCCAAAGCTCCCGGCCATGTGGGCCGCCAGCGTAACACCGTAACTGATCTCTAAGGAGTTGTATCATGACAGCACCAGTAAATTTTCTTCTCGGCATGAATGCGAAATTGTATTACGGGGCCACCGCCTCTCCCATCCCGGCAATCACCACGCTGGTCGAGGCAAGCAACATCATGGACCTGAAAATCCCCGGTGATACCACTGTCGCCGACATCACCACCAGGGCCAACGGCGGCTACGCAGCAGAGGTCGCCACGCTCATCAATCTGAAGTTGACATTCAAGATGCTCTGGAAACCTGGCGACGCATTTTTCACGGCCCTGCTGGCTGCATGGCAGGCCAAGAGTACGGTGCATATCGCCGCCCTCGACCAGGCCCAAGCCACCACCGGCGCCCAGGGACCAAAAGGCGACTTCAGCGTCACGAATTTCACCATCGATCAGCCTCTCAAAGAGGGGCAGACGATCGATGTGACGCTTTCGCTGTCGGTCTTTGATACATGGTTCACCAAGGGTGCCTAATCTCGGAGAATAAGATGAAGTCGTTTACGGACAACAAGAGCCGCGTCTGGTCGATAGATATGACCATCGGCTCGGTCAAGCGGGTTAAGAGTGCACTCGGCGTCGACCTGCTGGAACTGGAGGCGGGCGATCCGCCTCTTTTGACCAGGCTGGGCACCGATACGATACTTGTATGTGACATCGTCAGGAGCCTCCTCGAGCCGCAACTAAAGACCGCCAACATCACCGCGGACGAATTTGACTCCGCCCTGGGCGGAGCGGTGATCGCTTCGCTCTTCGATGCGTTCTATGAGGCCCTCTCGGATTTTTTCCAGAGCCGCAGCCAGCCCCTGCGGTCAAAGATGATCCTGGCTCAGCGCCAACTGATCCTGCTGGCGGCCAAGCGGGGCGAGGCGATGGTGGACGCGATGGACATGGAGGCGATCATCGACGGAGCCTTTGGCAAGGCATCTACGAGATCGCCGGAGCCGTCGGCATAGACCCCGCCGGCTTTACCCTGCGGGAAATATGCTGGATGAGCGATGGTCTGGCGCGTCATGCCTGGAGCCTTACCTCTGCGATCATGGCGCTTATGGCCAACCAGAACAGGACCAAAGAAAGCGACCGGGTCTTTGCCCCCGATGATTTTAACCCGTTCGCCGAAAAAAAAGAGCCGCAAGCGGGCGACATCGCCGCGCTGCGGGAATTTTGTAAGGGATTTATGCCATGCCAGCCTCAAGTTCAATAAGAGCCGGAGCCGCCTTCGTAGAGATCTTCGCGGACAACAGCAGCCTGGTCAAAGGGCTGGCCGCCGCCGAGAACAGCGTCAAGAGCTTCGGCAACCGGGTATCGAGCATCGGCAAGAGCCTGATGTTTGCCGGTGGGGCGATGGCAGCGCCACTTATCGCCTCCGCTAAGATATTCGGCGAGATGGGCAAGAACCTCGATGAACTGGCCATGCGGACGGGCATCGCTGTCCAGGTCCTATCAGAACTGAAATACGCCGCCCAGCAGAGCGGCGTCGACGTTGACGAACTGGCCCTGGCCATAAGTAGAATGCAGAAATTCCTGGTCACCGGCACCGAGGGCGGCAAGAAAGCCGCCGAGGCCCTTAAAGAACTTGGTCTCTCCGCCGCAACGCTCCGCAACATGTCTCCCGACCAGCAGTTCAAGGCCCTGGCAGATAAACTCGCGGCCATCCCTGACCCCGCGATGCGTGCATCGAAAGCGATCGAGATATTCGGCAGGGCAGGCGCAAAGATGCTGCCGATGCTGATGCAGGGATCATCCGGCATCGACGCCCTGCAGCGCAAGGCACGAGAGATGGGAATCTCGATGACGGCAGAAGATGTTGCAGCCTCGAAAGCCTGGCAAATATCTCTCATCAATCTGGGTGACGTGATAAAGATGCTGGGTTTCCGCGTCGGCGGAGCGCTGGCAGGCGCCTTGCAGGACCACGTCAGGAAACTCGCCTCCGTTGTCGGCAATGTGGCCGGCTGGGTCAAGGCCAATTCCGGAGTTGTTGTCTCTATCGCAAAACTGACCGCCGGCGTCATCGCCGCAGGAGCCGGCCTGTACGTCCTGGGTAACGCCCTCAAACTTCTGGCCCCGGTGATCTCGGTCGCCCGCCTGGCGGTCGGTGTTTTCCACCTCGCTCTCTCCGGTATATTCACGATCATCGGCGCTCTCGGCCCTTTGATGATGGCCCTGCTCACTCCGTTGGGAGCGATTTCGGCGGCTATTATTGGGGTGGGAGCGGTCGTCGCGTGGCAGGGGAATTATATCGGCCAGACCACGCACTGGATCGGCGAGCGATTTCGAGACATAGTTAGCGATGTTACCGATGCCAGGGACGGCATCGTCGCAGCCTTCATGTCTGGCAATATCGGCGCAGCGGTCAAGGTCGCAGTATCCCTCATAAATCTGGAATGGACCCGCGGCTGTGACGCGATCAAAGAAGTATGGGAGAACACTCTCGATGGAATGACAACCTACTGGAATACCGTCATCACCGGCATGAAGCTCTGCTGGAATGACTTCAAGGCATTCATGAATGACAACTTTGTCAAACCCAGCATGGAAGCACAGTCCGGATGGAATTATGAAAATGGCGGATGGGTGCACGAACCATCTCACGATGAAAGCCAAAAAGAAATACTCAAAGGCTTTGAGGAAAATCGTCGCCTCAACAAAATAGCCCACGATGAAAAGATGAAGCAGCTTCAGGATGAGCTGGATGCCGCAAAAAAAGGGTTCGACGCAGCGGTCAAGGCCGCCAAAGAATCCAAGCCCGCCCCTGGCGTTCCGGCGCCTCCAGCGGGTCCCCACGGTCCGATGGATGAGGCCCTGCGTCAGACGGGGGTCGTGGGCACCTTCAACGCCCGGAGCCTGCTTTCGCTGCAGGGCAACTCCTCTACCGTTATGGAGATCGCCAGGAATACCA